GAGAAAGAACATCCTGGCGCTAATTTTGATTTAAGAGTTAACGAATTAACTCAGTTAAAAAATACTGGTGTTTATGCTAGTGGAGCTACGACCGAACGTTCTATTCCAACCATTAACAAAGGGGACAGAGCACCTTGGTTGAAACAAGCATATGGTAAACAATTTGCTGGAAACTATTCCAAAACAATTAATGCTGCTGATCAATTAGCTGCTGCAGGAGAGACTGCAAAAGCTGAAAGATTATACAGAGCAGCTGATAAATTTTTTGGACCAAAAGGTATTATAAGAAAATCAGCTGTGGGTGAAGCAGAACACGCACTAGCTAGAACTTTTGATTTTTTAAATCCTAACAGACAACTTGCAATTAACAGTATTGTGTCTGGTGACTTAAATCAGTTTAAGAAAAATTTATTCGACGTGCCAGTTAAAAATTATTTTCTTGAATACAACAACCCTAAAACAACTTCTGAGAGAAGAGTACAATTAAAAAATTTAATTGAAGATAGAAAGAAAGTAATGAATGCTATTACTGGTGGACAAAAAAAAGGTATAGTTGCAGGAGACATCGTTAAATTTAGATATGGTAAAAATTCTATAACTGCGACTTCAAACGTGCCTGCAGTTGACACTTTATTTAAACAAGGAAAATTTAACATAGATGATTTTATTGAAAGAGGAAATAGATATGGAGAAGCTTTTCAAACCATTGCAAGAGAAGCTAATATTGTAGATAAAAGTGGACAGTTAAAAATAACTAAACCTGTTCTTGATGAAAAACAATTTACAAATGTTAAAAGCAAAATTGAACAATCTGTTTTAAATAACATTCAAAGTTACAGTAAACTTAAAGAATGTAAAATACCTGCAGCAGACGGTGGACGTATTGGTTTTCAAGCTAGTACAAAATGTATTACAGACGGTTTAAATGAAATGAAAAAAAATGCAGCTGGTGGAGATAAAAAAGCAGCGAGACAATTAATCAGCACTGCCAAAACTGCAGCAACAGGAAGCAGGCTAATAAAAAATATTTTAGGTCCAGGGGCTATTCTTGGTGAAGCAATATTTGAAGGAGCACTCATTGGTAATAAAGTTTTGGGTGGTAAACCTTTAAAACAAGCATGGGCTGAAAGTTTTTTATCGTATCTTGATCCAAGAAAATATAGGGGTGAATTAGATCCACTGTTATTAGAAAGAGATCGTATGTTAGAGCAATCTGGATATAAAGATGTTCTTAAAGCAGGTTTTAGTGCGCAAGATCAATTGTCTGCAGCTAATGAAGCGGTTGAAAAAAGAAATATAGCTTCTGCTAGAGATAGATTAGATCAATATTTACCAGCAGCAGCTGATGCAAGAGAGCAGGCAGCAAGAGCAAATTTATCAACAAAAATAATATCTGACGAAGCTTTTAAAGATGCAGTCAATCTTGCACAAGAATCTATACAAGGATTAGAAGGTAATAAAAGATTTAAATATGGTATTGCTTCAACTCCACAAGGAGAAGGAGCAGATCGACAGAGAAGACAAATAGCAGACACTGCTATGAAAAATTTATATACACAATATACAGACCAAGAACTGAGGGATATGCTGGGACAAGATAAATTTAACATTTTGTCAAACCAAAGAATTACAAAAAGAATTATTCCATCCATCGCAACAACCACAAGCGGATTGGATTATTTAAGATCACTCACTCAAGAACAAGAAGCAAAGCAAAGAATAGCAGATGCGGGTGGTGTTGCTAATTTAGCAGGTGGTGGTATTGCTGGATTATCTGGTGGTATAGATAAAGGTCCACAAAGAATATCAATGAATCCTGACTCACAAGGCTTGTCAGGTCTATTAAAAAATGATAATAAAATATAGGAGTATAAATGGCAGAAATAGATAAAGGACTCCCGAACACACGTACAGAAGTAAAAATTCCTTCAGAAGAGGAGATGACCGATGTTAATGTTCAGGAAGAAGAAACAAAAGAACCTGTAGAAGTAATAACAGAAGAAGACGGTGGCGCAACTATCGACTTTGAACCGGGAGCTATAAATATACCGGGCACAGAAAATCATTTTGATAATTTAGCAGATATATTACCAGAAGACATTTTAGAACCAATCGGTGGAGATATGGTTAACAACTATATGGACTACAAAGCTTCTAGAAAAGATTGGGAAAAATCTTACACAGAAGGATTGGATCTTCTTGGTTTTAAATATGAAAATAGAACAGAGCCTTTTCAAGGAGCTAGTGGTGCAACACACCCAGTATTAGCAGAAGCCGTTACACAGTTTCAAGCACAAGCCTACAAAGAATTATTACCAAGTGATGGACCAGTAAGAACACAAGTTATTGGTTTGAAAAATCCTGGAACAGAACAACAAGCACAACGTGTAAAAGATTACATGAATTATTTAATCATGGATGAAATGAAAGAGTATGAAGCAGAGTTTGACTCTATGCTTTTTCATTTACCACTTGCAGGTTCTACATTTAAAAAAGTTTATTATGACGTGCCCATGGGTAGAGTCGTATCTAAATTTGTACCTGCAGATGAATTAGTTGTGCCATACACAGCAACAAGTTTGGATGATGCGGAATCAGTAATACACGTAATTAAAATGTCAGAGAACGAGTTACGTAAACAACAAGTAAACGGTTTTTATGTTGATGTAGATTTAGGACCACCTGCCAACGTAGAAAAAAATGACGTTGAAAAAAAAGAAAGAGAATTAGATGGCACAAAAAAATCTGGTAAACCAGAATCAATTTATACTTTGTTAGAGTGTCATGTTAATTTAGACTTAGAAGGTTTTGAAGATGTCGATGAAAACAATGAGCCGACAGGAATAAAATTACCCTACATAGTAACTGTAGAAGAAGGTAGCCGAACAGTTCTTTCTATTAGAAGGAACTATGCGCCCAATGATCTAAAGAAAAATAAGATCCAATACTTTGTCCATTTCAAATTTCTGCCAGGACTTGGATTTTATGGCTTTGGACTCATTCACATGATTGGCGGATTGAGCCGTACTGCAACTACGGCTCTCCGTCAGTTGCTAGATGCAGGAACATTAGCAAACTTACCTGCAGGATTTAAACAAAGAGGCGTAAGAGTTAGAGATGAAGCATCACCAATACAACCAGGTGAATTTAAAGATGTAGATGCACCAGGTGGTAGTTTAAGAGATGCTTTCTTTCCATTACCATACAAAGAACCATCACCAACATTATTGCAATTACTTGGTGTTGTGGTTCAAGCAGGTCAAAGATTTGCAGCGATTGCTGACATGCAAGTTGGTGATACAAAACAAAATGCAGCTGTAGGCACAACAATTGCTCTTCTTGAAAGAGGATCAAGAGTTATGTCTGCAATACACAAGAGATGTTATGCTGCAATGAAAGATGAATTTAAAATTTTAGCAAAAGTTGTTTCACAATATCTACCACCTGAATATCCATATGATGTAGTTGGTGGTCAAAGAAATGTTAAACAATCAGATTTTGATGATAGAATAGATGTTATACCAGTTGCAGATCCAAATATTTTTTCAATGTCACAAAGAGTTACGATGGCACAAACACAATTACAACTTGCAACATCGCAACCACAGCTACATAACCTGTATCAAATATACAGAAACATGTACGAAGCAATTGGTGTAAAAAATATTGATGCTGTTTTACCACCACCTGCCCCAAACGCACCAATGGACCCAAGTATGGAGCACATAAATGCTTTAGCAGGAAAACCATTCCAAGCTTTTCCTGGTCAAGACCATCAAGCACACATAACTGCACACTTAAATTTCATGTCAACTAACATGGTAAGAAATAATCCTGCAATTATGGCTGCAATACAGAAAAATATTTTAGAACACATATCAATTATGGCTCAAGAACAGGTACAATTAGAGTTTAGAGAGCAAATGCAAGAGATGATGCAGCTACAACAGATGGCTGCAATGAATCCACAAGTGCAACAACAGCTACAATCGATGACAAATCAAGTTGAAGCAAGAAAAGCTGTGCTTGTTGCAGAGATGACAGAGGAATTTATGAAAGAAGAGAAGAAAATTACGTCACAATTTGACTCTGACCCACTTTTAAAACTAAAATCTAGAGAAGTTGACCTTCGTGCGATGGAAAATGAACGAAAAAGAGACTATGACAAGGCACAAATAGACATTGCTAAGTCAAGATTGATGCAACAAGGTGATATTGCAGAAGATAAAATGGAACAAAACGAAGATTTAGCTAAATTACGTGCTGGAGTTAGCCTTGCAAAGCAAGGTGTACAACAAGCTAAAGTTGTGATAGACGATAATTAATAAAAAAGGAGCAAAAATGCAAAAACTTGATAAAATCAAAGAAGTTAAAGTC